AAGACCACCGAGAAGATAGAAAAAAGAATTGAAGATATGATGCATAATAAAGTCAACATACAATTCTTACAAAAACAGATGGAAAAAGCTTTAACAGATATAGAAGTATTAAAAGATAAGGTAAGAGCAAATGGATCGAAACACTAGAAAAATTTTAGATTATATCTCTGATCAAGAAAAAAAAGCAAAGCAAATGAGCTATGTAAAAGATCTCAAAAAAGAAGTAGAGATCAATGGCACAGGCACACATAAGTATAGAATTAAATACGGACCAAACAGAGGTAAAGTAGTAAGATGATAGAGCACATTGTAGCCCTTTTAATGTTTGTAGGACCTGATATCAAAGAGCATCGTATTCAGGAGTCTATGTCCGTTTGTTTGAAGCACCGTAGAGAAGCTACTCGACTACCAAAAGAAAACATACAGTATAAATGTATTAAATCTAAAGCAGAACTAGAAAAAAATATTGATGGATCTTACTCTATAAAATCGTTAATATTAGAGTAATGGAGCCATTTATACCCATCAATACTATTATAGCTTTTATTTTACTTTGTGTGGTAATATGGTATGGATTAAATGATAAATGAGCTACTTAAACGCAAACATACCTGTGGAATATGCACAGATAAAAAGGGAGTATCTTTATGATCTTAAAAAACATCATGGAGAAGTTGAAGACTGCATTATCTTCGGTATATCAGCTATTACGGGGCGTAGTCCTCTTTTTCATTGTATTATGGAAAATGGAGCTGTCTTCTACCGTTTACCAATATCTGCATTCATTCAAAGAGGCTTTAAACCGAATGATGTTCCTAAACGTAGGCTTGATGAGTTGGTTCTATGGAACTGTTTTAGTTATTATCCTGCTGTTCATTCTTGGGACATTTTAGAATCACAAGCTGGTAAATACATCGGTAAAGATAAAAAATGGCATCATGGTAAATATTTATTTACAATTGATTTTGCTCATCCTGATCCAAACATTCTAGATACTGATCATTCTGAAATACCACACGAACATAAGTGTGCACATGTATTGGCATTAGATGACGGTAACTATGCAGCACAACCTAACAATAGATTAATTTGGGATATTCCATCTTTTACAGTAAAAGATAATGTTCCAGATTGGAAAGTACAAACAAATGAATGGAATGTTGAGGATACGAGTAAATGGAGAACTGAAGACACAGATAAATTCTTTTATGAAATAGAAGAAAAGAAAAAATGAAAATTAAAACATTAGTAAAGAGTAAAATAGAACAAGACTATCTCTTTGTAGAATCAATAATTGAAACAGATGTAGACTATTTAAAGAAAAAAATAGATATGTTAGTTTCTAATAGCAACAATCCCATAGGAAGCATAAGAGGATCAAGCACTGATTGGAAAGCTTTCTGCGATGATGAAATCTTTCTAAGATCTTTGTTTCCTTTATTTGATTATTTAGAAAATAAAATAAAAGCTAAACCTTTTATGTTGACAGAAGCATGGGGTCTTAAAGAGGGATTGGGTGGTTTTACTGCTGCACATGATCATTTTCCTGCATATTTATCAGGAGTATTATATTTAAGCGACCATGAACAATTATTAAATTTTCCTGAAATAGATAGACAAGTTCAGCCAGCTGCTGGTAAACTAGTTCTATTCTCAGGATTTTTAAAACATTATTGTGATAGAATTACTGAAAATAAATTTAAGTACGCTATATCTTTTAATTTTAGCGTTCAAACCGATGGAGGTAAATAAATTATGAAGCTAACAGCTAACATAACCTTAGACGAGCTTACCAAAAGCCAAATAGCAGAGCGTAAGGGAATAAATAACAATCCTAACCCTGCACAGATAGAAAATTTAAAAGCATTAGCTACAAACATATTGCAGCCAGTGAGATCTCATTTTGATAAACCATTAATTATATCATCAGGATTTCGTTGTGCTCAGCTTTGTGTAGAAATTGGTAGCAGTGTAAACAGCCAACATGTGGCAGACGATAATGCAGCTGCAGCAGACTTTGAAATACCTGGTGTAGATAATAGAGAGCTAGCTCTTTGGATTAAATCAGAGTTAGAATATGACCAGCTCATATTAGAATTTTACAAAGACAACGAGCCAACTTCGGGCTGGATACATTGTAGTTATTCTACAGATCGCAATAGAAGTCAATCATTACGAGCTCAAAGAGTTGATGGTAAAGTATCTTACTCTCCTTGGTTAGAGGGATAATGTTTCCTTTAAACAAAGTTGAAGTAATTGATAATATTTTGACTCAAAGCTCAAATGTTGATTTAATTACTTATCTTATCAAACAAAATAATTGGGGATTCACTGAGGAAAAACCTTACGATGCCTTAGAAGGAGCTAATCATTTATTTGATTGTTTTACAAAAAATAAATCTTTTGGTTTATCTTGTCCAACTTTATTGAATAATAAACAGGTAACCGAAACACCTTTAAACATTTACGCAAAAATTATTTTGGATACTGTAATGGAAAAAATAAATTTAAAATATAAAAGTATTTTTAGATTCTATTGGAACTATTATTTTCCAGGTAATAGTGCAGTTGAACACATAGATCACTCAAACTCCGATCATATTTCAATAATATATAACCCACATACAAGTGAGGGTGGTACTAAAATCGATGGAAAATTTTATCCAGACGTAATGGGACAAGCAAAAGTTTTTAATAGTGCAACGTTACATCAAGGTATTATTCAAGAAAAAGGGTATAGATTTAATTTAAATATTATAGTAAAATTATAATATGCCAATAGGAAGATCACAGATACCAAAACAAATAGAAGGAAAGTTAAGAGGTGCTCGTGACGAAAAAAGAAAAGTTAAATTATATTCAAACGGTGGAAATCCTAGAGTAGGCACAGGTAAAAAACCTAAGGGTTCGGGTAGAAGACTTTATACAGATGAAAACCCAAGAGATACTGTTCGTATAAAGTTTACCACACCATCTGATGCTAGAGCCACAGTAAGAAAAGTTAAAAATATCAATAAACCATTTGCTAGAAAAATACAGATATTAACTGTTATGGAGCAACGTGCTAAAGTAATGGGAAAAAGACAGGTGGTTAATATTGCAAACCAAGCCAAAAAACAAATTCGCAAAACTCGTAAGGTCTAGAACATTTCGACCGAAAGTGATACAATCCAAGAAGTTGTACAACCGTAAAAAGGAGAAGAATGTCTCTTCCAATGCGGCCGCACAAGAAAATAAGGAGTAAAAATGACAAAACTTTGTCCGAGAGGAAAAGCAGCAGCGAAAAGAAAATTTAAGGTATACCCTAGCGCCTATGCTAATGCCTACGCATCTAAAATCTGTGCTGGAAAAATTAAAGATCCCTCTGGAGTAAAAAGAAAAGATTTTAGAGGACCTAAACCAGCTATGAAAGGCGGCATGATGAAATATGCTAAGGGTGATCAGGTGAAAGTAAATAAAGTTGCTGGAGCTTTAAGAAAAGCATCTAAGTTACATGCTGCGCAAGCAAAAGTTTTAAGCACAGTAAAAGCAAGTGAAGGAAAATATATTGGTTCATACATTAAAAGTGAAATAGATGGTAAAAAAATTTCTAATAAGTCATATGAGTCTTATTACAAAGGTATGATCTAATGGCTAGAGGAACTTGTTGGGTAGGATACGAACAAAAAGGAATGAAGAAAAAAGGAAATAAAATGGTTCCAAATTGTGTTCCAGCAGGAATGAAAAAAGGTGGTTTAAAAGATTGGTTTGCTCAAAAGTGGGTAGACATAGGATCAAAGAAAAAAGGTGGGGGATTTAGAGAATGTGGAAGAAAATCTGCGAGTTCATCAAAACGAAAATATCCAAAGTGCGTGCCTGCTGCAAAAGCAGCAAGCATGACAGACTCTCAAAGGAGGAGTGCCGTTGTAAGAAAAAGAGCTAGGGCACAAGGTGTAGGTGGTAAACCTACTAATGTAAAAACAATTTTGAAAAGAGATCAGGGAGGAGATATTAAAATACCAAGAATAAAAAAAGGAAAATTAGGATTTAATTTATTTCAAATTACTGACGTAGCAAATGATCCTAATTTAGCAAATTTAGAAAAAAATATTAGAATGTCCAAAGCAAAAATAAACCCTGAATTAAACTATAGTACCCTTTACAAAAAGGGAGAGTTGGATATAGGTATTAACAAAGATAGACTAAGAATAGGATTTAAAAAGAGGTTTTAATTATGGCAACATCAGGATCAACATCATTTAATTTAAATATCGATGAGGTAATAGACGAAGGATACGAAAGATGTGGTTTAAGACCTATGGCTGGTTATGATTTGAAAACAGCAAGAAGATCTTTAAATTTATTATTTGCTGATTGGGGTAATAGAGGTATTCATTTATGGAAAGTTGAATTAAATGAACAAGCACTTACTGCTGGAACTGCAACATACACAGTTGCTGCAAATGTAAATGATGTTTTAGAAGCTTATATTTCTACTACGGCCGCTGCAGGTGATAATGCAAATACGCAAGATGTAGCGCTTACTAAAATAGATAGATCTGCTTATTCAGCTTTGCCAAATAAATTAGCTACAGGTCAACCCTCACAGTATTATGTAGATAGACAAACAACTCCAAAAATAAGTTTGTATGTTGCACCTGATGCCTCAACTTACACAACTTTAAAATTTTATACTATAAACAGAATTGAAGATGCAACAGCTTATAATGATCAACAAGCAGACGTAGCATATAGATTTTTACCGTGTATGTGTGCAGGTCTTGCTTATTACTTAGCTATGAAAAAAGCACCTGACAGAATACAACCTATGAAATTAATTTACGAAGATGAATTGAAAAGGGCTTTGGAAGAAGATGGACAGAGAACATCATTGTATGTATCTCCACAATCGTACTATCCAAATTTATCATAATGGCTAAATACGCAAACGGCACTAGATCACAAGCAATATCTGATAGAAGTGGACAAGCCTTTCCATATCAAGAAATGGTAACTGAGTGGAACGGATCTTTTGTTCATATTTCTGAATTTGAATCAAAACACCCTCAGATAAGAAGGAAAAGAGTTACCGCTGATGCAATTGCTTTACAAAAAGTTAGACCTATGAGATTTCAACAACCTAAAACTGTAGCTTCTAACGATGTTACATTAGCTGATTCAGGAGGCACTTCAGTTGGTGTAGCTAACTTAACTTTACCTGGAGACTTTGCTTTTGAAACTTTTCAAACTGAAGTTACAAGTAACGGAATTACAACAAGTTTACAAACAATGACACCAAGAGATCCATCTTTACAAAACAGAAGAAGAGAAGCTTCTCCTAGAGTAGGGTCAGTAACAGTGAGTATATCATAATGGCAATTACATATACAAATTTTTTAACCCAAGTAAGAAACTACACTGAAGTGGATAGTAATGTTTTAAGTGATACATTATTAGATCAGTTCATAAGAAATACAGAGTTAGATATAGCTGGTCAGGTAGATTATGACGATTTAAGAAAATACGCTACATCTAATTTTACAATAGGTAATCGTTATGTATCTTTGCCTTCAGACGCTTTGATCATAAGATCAGTACAAGTTATTGATGGTTCAAATAACAGAACATTTTTAGAAAAAAGAGATACTAGTTTCATATCAGAATTTGCACCTAATGATTCGACTACAGGCACTCCTAAATATTATGCGAACTGGGAGGATAATGTTCAAACAGGTGCGGTAATCCTTGTGGCTCCTACTCCTGCTGCAGCCAACACCGTGCAAATTAATTATATTAAAGATCCACCTCATTTTGATAGTTCTACAAATACTTTTTTATCTACGAACCAAGAAGCCTTACTTTTGTACGGGGTTTTAAGAGAAAGTTTTGGATTTTTAAAAGGACCTGAAGATCTATACAAATTGTATTCTGACAGGTATAATCAAAGCATACAAGCTTTTGGTCTACAGCAAATGGGTAGACGAAGAAGAGGAGAATATGACAGTGGAGTTCCTCGAATTAAAATACCTTCACCGTCACCATAATTTTATAAGGAGAAAAAATGGCTATAACAACTAACGCAATATGCAACAGCTTCAAAAAAGAACTTTTAGAAGCTACTCACAACTTTAGTAACCCAGGCGGTAATTCATTTAAGTTATCAATGTATACCAACTCGGCAACTTTAGGAAAATCGACAACATCTTTTACAACTGGTAACGAAGTATCTTCACCTTCTGGTGGATACTCTTCTGGTGGTAAAGCTCTAGTTAACACTGGTACTTCTTTAGCAACAAACACAGCAATAACTGATTTTGCTGATTTGTCTTTTGTAGGAGTAACTTTGACAGCAAGAGGAGCTTTAATTTACAACGACACTAATGGAGACAAAGGTGTGGCTGTATTAGATTTTGGCGGTGACAAAACTGCAACTGCAGGAACTTTTACAATTCAATTTCCAGCATTTACAACGAGTGCAGCAATATTGAGAATCGCATAATTTAAAAGGAGGTGCCTGCTATGGCAAACATTACTAATTTGTTTTCTATAGCGGGT